TTGTAATCGTTTATTGCACGAAGATGATAGTAATTACCTCTCCATTGTACTATATCGTTTAATTCCATCTCAAAATAATCCGCAAGGGGTATTATCGCTGATGCATTAACTAAACGAGTTCTTGGGTTATATAAAAGGGAAACATAAGTATCCCAGTATTCAGTATAAAGGGAACCAGTTGGAGTTTCACCATAAGGTGGTATTTCGTTAAAGAATAGTAATGAGTTAGAACCAGTATTTGGTGTTAAACCATCATAATAATCTAAATAAGGAAATTGTGTTTGTAGTGATGTATCAATACTTGCAGTTGAACCTGATGGGTAATGTTGAATATAATAATCCTCACAATCCTTTAATCCATTATAGAAATAGATATGGGGAAGTGTTCTTACCGGTTGGTAAGTTATTGATGAAATCAATGTTGGTAGAAAAATTTTATTCTTAACTGACATAATTTATATTTTTAATCACTATCTTGAACGGTACAATAGAATGTTGCAACACCTGCAGCAACATCGGCTGGTTGTATTGTGTAGTTAAATGTACTTGGTGAAGTTCCAGTTGCTAAGTTAGTTTGTACTCCATCTAAATCTCTGATAAAGGTATAATCAAAGTTTGTTGCTGCACCACCTTCAGCTTCAAATGTAATTGTATTACCAACTTCCAAAGATTGTACATAGAAACCAGTTGAAGGTGAATTAATTGTTTGAGAAGTATTTTGTGAAGAAACAAATGCAGATGCTTGAGTTAGATACTGTGTTCCCAATCTAATGTTTGCAACAGCAACAGCATTAAACGAATCTATTGTACTTGCAATTGCAGTAGAGCGGAATTGGAATACTCCACTTTGTGCAGAACCTGATGTACCAGTTCCAGCAAGATAAATCAAAGGAGTAGAAGCAAATTTACTTTTAACCTCAAATGTTCCTTGTGAAAAGAAGTTCTCGGTATCTACATAATATGATTTACCATACTCTCTATTTTCTGCTTTACTGAATTGTTGTGATACATAATCACCATCAAGAGTATCACCAAAGTTCAAGTTATTTACTGCAAGGTTGTTTGCAGGTACTACCGAAATCTTTTCATTCAAGTTTATATACTTGTTAAAATCTCTAACCTGACCTTTGTTGTACCAATTGTTAAATGTTTCTACAATAAACTCTCTTGATTTAGTTTGATTTGGGTATATTACTAAATTCCATTTCTTTTGTATGGATGTAATAAAATCAATCAACTTAATACCTGATGTACCAAATGGCATATTCTGTGCTATGTTCATTACTAAACCATCACCACCTTGATTTACCTTGGTTACTTGTAAATAAGCATTTACTGAGTTATCAGGATTTAGTTTTACACTAAAATTAGAACCGCCTTGGTTTTCATATCTAATATAAAATTCATAAGAACCTGATGGTAGTATTTCTGAACTCCATTCAGTTAATAATTCAAATTTTTCAGTTCTTGTTTGTGTAGAATTGTAAAGTTGAACATCATCAAGAAAGTTATTTATATTGACCAATTCGGTTGTAGATACAGTGGTATTAGTTGTACTATCTTTAATTTCCATAAAGAATTGTGGAATACCATTACCTGCAGATGAAGAACTAACCTCAAAGTTTAGATTTAATAATCCTCTAATGTTAGTTGGGAATCCAACTGTATAAACTAAATCAGGTGCTATATTACCTGCAGGATTTTCATTTATATTGAACCATTCAATTTTTCTATCATTACCAGCAGTTAATAAAACATCAGTTCCACTACCACTAATAGGAGAAATCTTAAACAAACCATAAGTTTCTAAATCTATATCTTCAAATACTGGATAACGAAGATTGTTATTACACAACATATACACATTATCCAAGAATGGTTGTTCCCAAAATGATGATGAATATGTGTATCCAAATTGTTCAAAGATTGCATTCCATACATTTTTTATTCTAATGGCAGGTTTGAAATCCTGAACACATAAAGAACCTGATGGAGAATCTATACCGAAAAGACTTTCTTCTGGTGTATATTGTATTCTTTGTCCGTATTCTACTAATGGATATACTATATTACCACCCAATAAATTTCCATTCCAAGAAGCAGATATATTTTGATATGTAAAATCGTGATTATATCTTGCAAGAGATGAAGTTAAATCAGTTAGATAAAATCTATTTACATCTCTACCAAATGAAGATAAACCACCGTATATACTAACCTCATAACTCTCTACGAATTTATTAGCATATACATTTACTTGATTTAATTGCAAGTATCCCTCGGATACATAAATCCCATCAAAATCAAAATAAGCGGGCACCTTTACATTTGTAGAGAACAAGTAAGGGTTTTCTACGGCAATGTCATAAACGTGTTGAAAGAACGCGTTATTTACCTTTGTGCCAGGTATTGTAATTTGTCTTGTAAAATCAGATGGTAATACACCTAAATCAAAGAGACCGGTGACATTATTACTTACAAGTATTTCTTCATCAGAGAAAGTATCAAGTTGTTGAAACCCATTACTCCCTGAGGCCATTAATCTAAAATTAAAACCTTTACTACTATTTACTCCCATTAGATTACAAGTTTGTAAGTTTGACCATAATCAAATTCAAATGCATACTGAATTACTTTATCTACTACACCAGTCTTAAAAGTAAGATTAGATGTCTTTATAGTTAGTGGTTTTACTTCATAATTAATTTCATCGTAAATCCAATAGATTTCATCACTTACAAGTAATTGTTTGAAGATTTCGTTATACTCTTCAGCTACCCAATCGGTGTTCACTTGGATACTTTCTTTTGTATCCACCATATAGTTTAGATTATTACTTTCGTAATTCGCATATCCCAAATCAGTTCCACCCCATGAACCAATTTGTGGTTGGTAAAGGGAACGATTAACCTCAAATCTTTTTGTGTTAATCATATTAAAGTTAAACGAATCAAATTGACCAAATCGGTTTTTCCATTTAATTCTAATGTTTGGATACTTTTGATTACAAGTTATATTGTAATGTAGTTTCTCACCTAATGGATTTCCAAGATTAGAGAATGCCTGAATAGTATAAGAATCAAATGAACCTGAAAGGGGGAATCCTGAATCACTTGGTGCATTAGGATAAGGGTTTATTTGTTCACTTGTTAAAGAACCAGTGTATAGTAAATACTCACCAGTTTGAATACTTGATGAATAAACTATCTTGGTTGCTTGTTCATTACCAAAATTATATAAACCAGTGAATACACCTGCGTTACTTATATTGTTTGTAAATACCGATTGTGTTGCTGGTCCTGATGTCATCAAGGGCCAGTAAGGTGTCATATTCTCTATAAACTCACCAATAGGTTCAGGGAACAATTGGTAACCATCTAAATACTTCACTACTTGTGTTTGTACCTTTTGGGAACTTGTTATATAAGTTGCCCCATCAAAGTATTGCCAGTATCCAACACTTTTTGAATACTTTACATTAGAAGGATTTGCTTGTAATAAATCGGTAAGTGTAGAATTAAGAATTCTACTAACATCAAATATACCCACACCACTTTCGTTGGGGTATTTGACTAATGTATATTTTGATGAACCTGAATCTGCAGTATCACCACTCCAATAGTATAAATCTAAAACATATTGAAAAGATGATGAAGTTATTACACTAGTATTTTCTTCCAATGTAATTGGCATTGGTGATTGTGCTAAACTTACTAAATCGGGTTCTTGTGTGATTGATAATGCCATAATTACGAAATCATTTTATATATAACCACGATAATCCAAAAAGGTATGGAGGGTTATGTAAATCTAAACTTTTGCAGTTCTAATACGGCAAATCGTTTAAACTCTTTAGCAAATTCTTTCGTGAATTTCTTGATTTCAGTTTTAACTGATTTATCTTTTAAGGCCTTTTTACCAAACTGCCAGTTTCCTCTTTTGATTGCAGTTTGTTTGAACTTTCTTCTTTTAACAACTTTCGGTGGGTCTTGAAACCATTTACCATACTCAGCACCTGGAGGTGATACATCCAAATCTATTTTGATTTTACTTCGTGTTCCTGAACCAACAATAGAAACCATTTGTTTTGCCCTATTGAATTTGTTTATTTCTCTTTTGAGATGGCCAGTTTTTTTAGGTGCATAGAAGAGGGCAACATTCTTTACTTGTTGTGCAATTTGTTCTAATCCTTGTGTTTTTTTAATAGTTTGATTTAGAGTTGCCATTAGTTATTGTAATAATGGAAATAAACATCTATTTCTATCGTTATGAACTACTACCGTAAAAGTAGAAACCCAACCTGCAAGACCATTATTGAATCTATCTTCAAATGGTTCGTTTAAGATACTATCAGGTATATCTAAACCATTTACTGACCTTTGTGTAAATGATGTTAAATCGTTTATGATTGCAAGAGTGTTTGCGTGTATATCTACGGTATCATCTACTCCATAGAAAGGAATAGTTTGTGTATTAGATGATGGTGTAGATTCATTATCTTTATTCTTTATCTTATCAGCAACTACTAATTGTATTTCCCAATTTGTAATTGTATCCAAATACTCACAAGACAATACAGAAACATTCCCAACTGGGTATTGTGGGAATTCTCTTGTATCAAAATCTTGAATAAGACCTTGTGTTACAAATTGTAATGAAGGGTGATTAGTCATTATAGTCTTGAAATAATCCAAGATGTTATAGTATAATGTATAATTTACACCACTATTTTCAACTATTGCTGCCATAATATATTATAGGTTTATACCTGAAAAATACTGATTTGTTTGGTCAGGGTAGATTTGAGTTTGATTTCCTACTGATTGTAGGTATTGTGGTATTTGATTAGAATACGCAATCAAATAGTTTTGTAATCTCAATGCATAATATTCAGCATTATCCTGTGCCTTTGATAATAGGTAATCAATCTCTGTCTTTGTTGGTGCTACACCTTGTTCGGATTGTTGTTTTACTGCACCATTTGATTTGAACTGAATAGAACTAAATGGTATATACTCTACACACGCATACCAAATCAAAGTTGGTTTGATATGGTCATGAATCAAATCTTGATAATAGATAGATAACCCAGCAGTAGTTCCTGCCAAGACTTGTGCAGATAAGAAATCATACAATACCGTACCAATCAAGTTTTTGATATACTTGATTTGTGCAGTAACCATAAAAGGTAGTAATGCATCAGCATCTATTGCACCTTGTAATGGAGTTGTCTTGATTATATCGTTTCGGTTTATGAATAATGCAGTTGCCATATTATATTAGTTTTTAGTAAAGTACTTTGATGATGGGCCGTGAGTTCTAATTAGTTCCAACTCTTCATCATCATTAATTGTTTCTTCTTGGATGTTCGGGTCTGCCTCTTCGTCTGGTGTTGCCATAGAATCATTTACTTCATCTTCTACTTGTTCTATACTCTTACCAGTTTCTTCTGCAGTTGTAGAAAGAATTACAAGTGGAGTTAATTGCTCAAAGTATAGTTCCAAATCTTCCATACCACCCTCACTTAACGCAGTGGTTAAATAGTTGATTACAAGGTTCTGGAAGGGTTGAATTGTCATTGATTGTAAGATACTGAATGCAGTTTTCATCTCCTCGCTATTGGAAGAAAAACCTTGATTCTGTGTTCTTATACCAAAGAGTAAAGGTGATGTGATTTTGTGTCCTACCAAGATTCTATCTTGTGCATATTCTGCAATGTATTTGAATCTCTCGTGAAGGTTCTCACTTTGGATTGCAGTGACACTTGGTGCATTCTCTTTATCATCATTAAATGAAACCATAAATCTACCACCATTATTAGTGCCAGTAAATTTAGAATACAACAAATCCTCAATCGTTTGTCTTTCTTCAGGAGCAGGAACTCCATTATTAAAGTTAATCATCAAGGTTGGTAAGAACCCATTACTGATTGTATTGATGTGTAGATTAGATAGTTCTGCTTCTGCAATTGCAAACTGAAGAGCAGATACCCAATCAGGTAAAGAATAGTAATATAGATTAGGTGAATAATCTTTGATGTATAGGATTTCTCTTTTCTCGTTAGAAGTTCCAAATGCAGGAATTTTGATTTTATCTTTTATCTTTCTTTGGTCTTTCCAATCGGTACAATAGTAGTAATACTCAACTCTCGTATTATCGTATAATTTCTCTGCTCTGAGGGTTTGTACTGGAATGTGATACATCTTTACTATTCTTGTGTGATCATCGTTCCAGTACACCTGATATGCAGAATTACCATACAATTTCAAATCAAAACAAACTCTCTTTGTTTCTTCTTGTGGAATAATTCTTTCAAATGCCTTTTGTGTATCAGGATTAGTAGTAAATAATCCTTTACCGAAAATCAAATCAGCAAGGTTATTTACCGAGGTTGCATTTGTAGTAGAATCGTTATACGCCATCACTACTGCATCCCAAAAATCATCTTGTCCAAAGACACCGAAAGGCACCCATGAGTATCTTGTTTTAGTATCCTCTGTTACTTGCGGTATCATATTATCGGCAAGATTGACTACCGAAAATTTACCTTCTTTTCTAATTGCTTTTGTATTATTCATTATTGTAGAATTATGAAAGTATTATCACTTACTTCTGATGTGTATGGTGGAACACCACTTTCTGGTAATGGTATTTGATTCACATAATTTGGTTTATTCTCGGTTTGTGCTTCGAAGAATGCAACAGAACCATGCCATACTTCTGGTAAATTCTGTACAGATTGAGAACCTGATGGGAAGAATGCAGGAAAAAGGGTCATTCTTAACTCATTACCTACAATTGATTCACCTTGTGTTACGGTATCTAAATCAATACTAAACGAAACAAACGATTCGTATCGTTCATAACTCCACTGGCCAGGATTTAGATATGCCCCATAATTTTCTTGGGTTGTCATATCCTGCAGGGTCAAACCTAAATGTGTAGATTGTGATGGCAATGATTCAACTCTAATAGTATAATCATTATATCCACCTCTAAAATATGTTAGCATATCTATTGTTTATCTCGTATTACCTTATATATAACACCCAATCTTCTATAAATAACACATAATAAAAAAACCCCATATTTCTATGGGGTTCTCTTATATTAATTCTATACTGAATTATGAATTTGTTCCATACACAACGGTTGGTTGTGATGTCAATCCTGCGAAAGCATTAGTGGTTGTAGAACCAGATAAGAATGCTGCTGGTAATTGTTCTTGTCCAGTGAATGTCAATGAGTAACCATAAAGGTCTCCCATTGCAGCACCAGTTTGAAGAGTTCCTGCAGTCATATCAGCACCTTCTCTTTCACCAACTAATAATGCATCACCATTCATTGTCCATACAACGATTTGTGGTCTACCATAAGCCAACAACTTCATTTGAGTTGTCATCTCGTTGGTAAGTTTCTTCAAGTTCAAGAGTAATTCTTGAGAGAAGAAAGTTGTACCATTATCTCTTGATGTATTGACAGTTTCAGTATAGGCCGAATTTCCTTTCAACTCATAATAGTATACGGTTGAGCCAGATGGTAAAGCAGTTACTTCACCATTTCCATTTTTAGTGAAAGAACCCGTAGTATAGTTAAGGAAGTAAACACCGGCTAATCCACCGATACTATCCTTACATACTTCGTTTCTTCCAGCTGTGATATTACATGCCATACTTGTGTGTGTTTATTTAGTTAGTAAAATTAATATGCTCCGTAGTAAACGATGTCTGAACCGATACCGAATTGTACGCCTGCAGTGTATCTCATGATGATACGATAGTTTTGAGAACCATCCAAGTTAGCCATATCAAGTACTCTTACTTCGTTGTGGTCAGAAAGAAGACCAGTACCGAAGAACAAGTTAGACTTCTGTGCAGCTACAATCTTAGAATCACTCATACCAGGGCAAAGAACGATTTCAATACCATTGAAGTTGAAAGGTTTTTCACCTACGTTCAATTGGTTGTTCCATCCGTTTGCACCTACGGCTCCACCTGCCAATGCTTGCTGATAAGCCTTAGCAACTGATGTACCAACATAGATTAAAAGGTCTTCCTTACCATAAACGGCAGAAGGGATAGTGTTTACTACGTTATTCAATTTGTTCAACACGTTCGCAGAAGTGATTGAACCTGAATCAATTGCAGAACCAGTCAATGCCGGTAATACAGCTCCTGCTCCACCTGCAGCGATAGATGCAGAGAATGCAGTTTGGAATCCAAGGAATGAACCATTGGAAGCAGTACCTTGCCAGATTGATTGTTCAGTTGCTTGTGCAACTTGTCCAGCAACATAAGAGATTAAGTAATCGTTGAATGATGCAGGGATAGTATCAAACGCAGAGAAACCTAACTGAAGAGATTCCCATGAGTCAACGAATTCTTGCTTACACAATTCAAGGTTTACTTGTAGTTCTTTTGGTTCAAGGATACGCTCAGAAAGAGCTACTGAACCTGAAGTTACGAAATCGCAACTTGCATCTTGTACGATACCAGATACATCCAATTTTTGGATTACTGACTTGTACTTCACATTTGGTTTGATGGTTACTAACTTGTTATCCAAAGTCTTTGCAGATAACAATGCAGCTGCGATATACTCGCCAGCGAATTCACCTGCGTAGGTGTTTTGAGTGAAAGTTGGTAACGCCAAGTTTTGTCTTTTTTTCATTTTGTAAAAAGTTTTGGGTTGTTAAATTATTTATTGTATAATCTCGCTAATACTCTCTCTTGTGAAGAAAGACCAGGAGTTGATTTCTTTGTATCATGAGTAGAGAATTTCTTTATTCTAGCTTCGATAGGTGCCCCATCTAACTTTGGTAAATCTTCCTCTTCTTCATCTTTTTCTATTTCAATTTCTACTTCGGCCATATCTTCTTCCATAGTAGGTTCTTTATCTACTACTTCTTCTTTTACTTTCTCCATATCCATCAATTTCTTTTCCATCTCTTCAATACGATAAGAAAGTTCTTCAATCATTTTAGCGATGTCTTTATCAGTTCCAACGATTTTACCTTGGTCAACATCTGCAGGGATACCATCACCAGTAGTTGGTATATCACCAGGAGCAGTTTCGTAAGTTTCCTCACTCATTTCAGTTGGCATTTCATTTGGACCAGATGCAGGAATGTCTTCTGCTTCTTTAACTTCTAAATCAGCAAGTTCAACATTTTCTCTTTCTTTGATTACACCACCTTCGGTGATTACTTTGAATAGAGTTTCGTTTCCTTCTGAATCTCTCAAGGCCAATTCATGTTCTCCATCAGGAGCAGGAGATTTAGTACCATCTTCTGATACTACTTCTAAAGGTTCTCCAACATCAAATGTTGGTGATTCTACGATGGTTCCATCTTTTAGTTTAGCGTATGTAAATTCTACCTCGTTAGAGGATAACATCATCACTAATTTCTTTAATACAGTTTTTGCGTTCATAATGTAAAAATCTATTTTATATAATAACAATAATTTATTTTTCTATATCAATTTTTTTTAAGCTCCGGTCAATCTACTGATAATACCATTTAATTCTTGTAATGGTCTTATTACTCTACCATTGTTTAATAATCGTTTTACGCGATAAGAACCTGCAGTAGAAAACATATGTAAATCTCCACTTGGAGACATGATAATAGTTTGCCAATCACCTGATGGTAGAGTTTCATAACTTACCGTGTTTGTAAATGGATTATAGATTACCATTTGGTCGGTATTACCAACCGTATATATTAATCCATCAGCACCAATAGCATAGTTGTTTGCTCTTGTATCAGTTACTCCACTCAATGCAATTGTTGCAGTATTTGTTCTTGGGTCTATTCTTACAATAGTATCTGATCCATACGCAGGGAAACAATACAAAAACCCATTAGGGTGTTGTACTACATCTCTATAAAAATCAGAAACATCTGATTGGCCAGGTACTGCAACATATTCCATTGTATCAGTAAAAGGATTATAGCAGTGAATACCTGATGTTGTTCCTCCACCTCCACCGAAATATATTTTACCATTTACACCCATAGTTCCATTTTGTGGGTCACCTACATAAGATGTTACTGCAGTATTGGTAATGGTTCCATTGAATAAATCCATTCTCATGAATTGACTTCCACCAATCCATCTACTACCATACGCATATCTTCCATCAAATCCAACACCCCACCAAAATGAATAGTTTCCACCTGCTGAATAAGTTACTGAACCCGATGATGTATCATTAGTAGTATTTATTACTCTCATTGCTGAAAATCCTGGTAGATAGGCCATCTTAGTTATTGGAGAATAAAATGCAGAATAACTTGCTAAATTACCACCTGCAGTAATAGTTGTTCTTGTATCAGTATATGTGTCAATTACTGTCACTATGTTAGAACCAGCATCAGCAGCAGCATATATCTTACCATTTTCAGCAAGAATACCGTGGTTTATTGCTCTACCAATAGCTGTCATAGCAGTATTTGTGCCATAGACTGCACCATTACCACTACCTGATGTAAAATAAGATAATCCAGCTCTACACCATTGGTTTGATTCATATTCAGACCAATACTGTAAAGATTGTTGTGGGAAAGTTATATCCTCAAATGCTGCTGGTGCAATCATATTTTATAGAAAGTTTTTAATTGAAGTTCCCAATACATTAGTTCCATCAAGTGATACAAATGTCAACAAATCTATTGCCGAACCAGTTGCAGTTGCTTGATAATCATTACCACCTGCAAATCTTACATTAGGTGAGAATGTTACTGAACCAGTTGCAGCACTAGCTGCTTGTGAAATTTGTATGTTTATAGTTTGTCCTGCCTTAATGTTAGTAGGTGTAAAGTGAGTTACTGAACCAGTTGGTAGAGTAATCACAAACATATTACCATCATTAAAATTAACTGATGCAGTTTGTGAAGTAACTGAAAGTGTATTTACAAATCCACTCATTGAACCAGTTACTTGAAGTGCTCCCGAGATTGATGCAGTTCCACTAAAAGGGAATGCAGAACCTCCACCACCGAATGAACCAGTAGATACAGTAGTAGTTCTACCACTAGCATCACCTACCCATACATATCCTTGTTGTAAAGATGATGTTAAAGTTCCAGTTATACCTACTGAACCAGTAAATTGTGTTTCACCTATTACTTGTAATTCTACTGCAGCAGATGATGAGAGTACAAGTGAACCAGTAATGGTTGTACTTCCACTTACATTCAATGTACCTTCTACAAATGTGTTAGAACCTGAATCAACTAATAAACCAGTCTTTCTTGTTCCAGTAGCAGTACCAGTTCCTACTGCAAATACAATGTCACTTGTTTTATTTCTTATACCATCATTAGCATTAAATCTACCAACGAATGCAGAACCTATACTTGTTGTATCACTTGTTAATGATGAACCAGTTACTGCTAAATTAGCACCAAGTATTGCAGTTGCAGATAAATGTGTGTATGCGTTAGTTCCACTTGTTCTTGCTAAATCTGCATTTATATGTGCAGCATTGGAAATACCATATGAAATGTTTCCTTGAAATGCTGCATTATTAGTTGTTCCTGCTGGATTTGCTCCTTGGACAGTTAGATTTGTAAATTGAACTCCACCTACTAAATTATTATTTACTGTTGGTTGACCAGTACCAGCAGCAGTAGTAAAGTGGTTATTTGCAATAATGAATGAACCAGCATTAACTATGTTATTTTGAAATGCTAATGATGAACTATTCATCGTTGCCTGCATTGCACCATTTACTATGTTATTAGTTGCAGAAGGTGTTGTAGCTAAAGTTGGTAAAGCAGCATTAGCACTTGCTCCAAAAGTCATAGTTCCAATTACCTGATTACCAGTAAATGTAAAGTTCGGTGTTCTTGTAAGGTCATTTACACCTGCTTGACCAAGGTTCAAAGTTCCAAATATAGCGTTATTACTAATGGTAAATAAACTACCCGTAATAGGTCCTCTAACAGTTGTTGTACCACTACCGAAGTAGTTAGATGCCATTGTTATAGGGGTTGTCATAGAACCAGTCACTTGTGGCATGCCGGTTGCACTATTTACTATATTATTACTTCCAACTATTCTTTTGTAATCTGCAGTTGGTGCACTTGGATTGGTAAATATGTTATTACTACCACTTATGGTTGTATCGGTAGTATTATTATTATTCTTAAAAATTATATTTACTTGATTACCTGCAGATGCAGTAAGGTGTGAAGATGCAGATGTAAATGTTTTTGCAACCAACATCAATGAACCTGATGCATCTGAAAGGGTTATAGTATTACCTGATGCATCTATCAAGGTTTGATCTCCAGTAAATGTGTTAGAACCAGTAGTTGCATAACTTCCAGTTACTGATTGTAAATTATCTACTTCACTTTGTAATGATGCGGTAGTAAGTTCTATATTATCTAATCTACCATCTACCGATTCGGTAAATGAGTTAAATGATGAAGTAGTTGCAAAGGTTGCATTCAATACTTCTTGAGATGCAGTAAATGCATTCAATGGTCCTAAATCACTATTGATTAAAGGTGCATTACCATTTACCAATAACGAACCAGTTATTTGTGTAGCAGAGTTTATAGAGACAGTAGAACCATCATCACTAATGTTAGAATCTAATAAGTGATGTCCTCCATCTCCTTTTTGTATTCTATTATTTGTTGGATATGATGGAGAACCTTTTGTTGCATAATCTGGTCCAAATAATGCAACTCCAAAGTTTAATGGGTCTGAACCAGTATATTCATAAAACCAATCGTTGGTTAAACCATCAAATTGGAATGATGCAGTAGTATTAGCAGAACCTGAATCCTGAACTATAATACCAGCATATCTTTCAGTTGGTGTATCGTTATTCAATACAATAAACGCATCACCGATAATCTTTGCAGAACCAGTTACTGATTCAAGATATGCAATAGATGCAGTTCCATTTACTGCAATGTTATTAAATGTTTGAGTTCCAGTAAATGTATTATCTTGGTTAAAGATATAAGATGATAATGAACCACTTGTTACTGCAACCGGTACTCCATTACTATTACCTACCCACACATATCCTTGTTGGATGTTCGGTAATCCATCTGCAACTTGATTGAATACAATACCTCTACCATTTGTAGCTTCTAATGTTACAACACCTAATACTTGAACCGATGCAGAACCAGTTGGTCTTGTTGCAGTATAACCACCACCAGGTGCTAGGTAAATAACAGTACCTGCAGGAAATCCATTTGTATTTACATTTTGAATTTCACCACTAATTATTGCAGTTCCAGTTGCAGCAGGTGCAAGAGTTGTATCATACGCAATTAAAGTTGCTGGTCTTCTTAGTGGATTGTTAGCATCTGCTCTAAACACATTTGCATTATCACCAGTTGAACCTGAAACGAATAGAGGAGTTCCTCTTGTAATTGCTACTGAATCAACATTACGAATGTTTTGGTGAAGGGTTTTAACCCAATCAAACGAAAGATTACCTGCACCATCAGTTGATAAGAACTGGTCTAATACACCATCAGTATAAGTTGTATCTTGTAATACTACTTGTGATGAGCCAGAAACAGTCCCTGCAGGTAATGCTGAAACAACTTGTGCAGAGCCTGATATAGTTCCACTTGGCAATAACGGAGTTATTTGTGCTGCACCACTTACAATACCTGATGGTACATTTGATAATCCAGTATAAGATACTTGAGATGATCCTGATACAATACCACTTGGTATAT